TCAGAATAGCCCAGCAGGCTCGGCGCTGATATCCCAGCTGAAGATGAGAACCTCCGATGCGTTGCTGCCTTTACCACCTCCAACCGTGTACTTGATGTCGGTCGCTTCGATGTGGAAGTCGGCGAAGCACCGGCGGATGTTGGGGTGGTCGTTGAGGCTGATGATGGCTTTGCCTTTGAGTGATTTCAGCATCATGGCCATCTCTTCGTATTGCTCGAAACCGAATGGCACGCCGTACCCCTCGGTCTCCCAATACGGCGGGTCGCAGTAGAAGAAGGTGTGTTCCCGGTCGTACTTGCGCATGCAGTCCTGCCAGGCCAGGTGCTCGATATAGGTGTTGCTGAGGCGCAGGTGGGCGGCTGACAGGCTCTCCTCCAGCCGCAGCAGGTTCAGGCCCGGCGGGGTCGTGGTAGCGGTTCCGTAGCTCTGGCCGTCGACGCGGCCACCAAAGGCGCTCTGCTGCAGGTAGTAGAACCGCGCCGCGCGCTGAATGTCCGTGAGCGTTGCCGGGTTGGTGTCTTGCAGCCATTTGAAAACCTGGCGGCTGCTGAGTGCCCACTTGAACTGCCTGACGAACTCCTCCAGATGCACCTGGACGACGCGGTACAGGTTGACTAAGTCGCCGTTGACGTCGTTCAGCACCTCGACGTCGGCCGGCACCGATCGGAGGAAGTACAGCGCTGCACCTCCGGCGAAGGGCTCGACGTAGCAGCTGTGACGGGGAAACAGCGGGAAGATGCGATCGGCAAGACGTCGCTTGCCGCCGATCCAGGGGATGATGGGCTGTGCCATGTAAACCTCCAGTCGGCGCTCGGGGCGCTCACCTTGAGGCTCATGGCCTTCTTTGGTTGAGTGTCCCGCAGCGGGGGCACTTGATCTCGATGATGCTGCCCTGGCCGACCTTGGCCAGGAGCCGCGAACAACGACCACAACGTAGCTCTTTCAACATCTGCAAAGCCTTTTCAATTCTGATAGCCTTGCCCCGCACTCGCGAGTGTGGGGGGCCTTGGCTGGCTTGCAGCTACTTCTGCTTGTTAGCGTCCGGGTCAGGTGTTGGCGCACCTGGCTCGGTCGCCTCTTCTTTTGCAATCAGGACAAACCAGCGGCAGCGGCATGCTCGGCGATCTGAGCGGCGGATAACCGCGTGTTAAACCACGCCACCTCACACACCTTGCCTCGCAGTGTTGCCACGGACCCTCCAGGCCAACCGCTCAAATTACTTTTACCTATATGCAGGTAACGTGTGCCAGCAGAGTCTACTGATATCGCCCCCAGCGTGCCGACGGAGCCCCCATCGATATAAAGCTCAGATCCCTCTTCAGCGTTTTCACCAAAGGTAAAGTGGGCGATATGGGGCAAGCCGTCATTTATTGGCTCCGGACTGACAATAGTAGTCACCGAGCCTGACCATATGGTCCCAACAAGATGGCCAGAACTGTTCACGTACAGGCCCCTGTCCTTGCTTCCAGAAGTGCTGGTGGTGCTTGTAAGTTGATGGGGTGTGACAATCGTCCCAGCGGGCGCGCCGCTGTCTACCTGAAAAACGACCATCAATGTGGCGGACGCAACAGGCAATGTGAATGCCGAATTAGTTATGGCATAGGCCGAATCAGCTTTGAACCTGATACTAGCGTCACCCTCCTCACCAACCAAACTAGCCTGCTCCAAGTCGTAGCTCGAACCAGGCGTTCCAAATATCACTCCGTTCCTGGCATTCCCTGATGCATCCGCCAAGGCTGTTCCGCTTGTAGTGTCCATCCGCAACCAAATGAAAGGATTGTCTGCTGCGACAGACTCACTAAACACCAGGTCAGAAGCGCCACCAAGGAGCAGGGTATGGCTGAATTTTTGGGCGCTGGGTAGACCGTCACGCACTGCCCAAATATCTATTCGACCGGATCCAGCGCCACTAGTAACCCAGGTCGTGCTAGTCGTCGTCAGACCATCAGCCGAGTGATCGAGCACACCATCAAGGTAGCAACGTACGCTCCATGTGGTGCCTGCTTCTGGGCCGACAGAGGTCATACTTGTATCAAACAGCTGATCTGATTGAATGACTCGGTCTCGAGCAGACCATGTGAGCAGAACTTCCGTAGCAGCCAGCTCTTGCGGATAGTCTTGGCCATTGACTTTAACTCCGGCAGGCGGGTACGGCCGATAGTGCCGCTGATCCAGCTCGACAGTCAGCACCGTAGCGCTGGCAAGGGGCAGTTCGTCAATAGTGGTCCGGGTGAGCAATGCAGCGCTTACGGTCTCGCCGTCCAGATACTGCGCGCTGTCTGTTGATGCCCAGTCACCACAGAACCAGATCCGGCTGTTTGCATCGTGCTGCCACGGCACTGTGTCTGCGCAGCCCCGCCCCAGGGTTATAGTCAGCGCCTCCTCGTCGATGGCGTCTACGCGCACGATCTCGTCGTCCCACAGTGCCCAGCTGCCCACATCAACAAGGTCAAGCCTCGACGCTGCAGTTAGGGTGAACGCTGTATCAAGGTAGCCTGCCGCCTCGACAATCAGCGCCGACGGACACCATTCCCCGGAGCCTGTCTCGGTCAGCTCGCCCCCTTCTTGAGCTGTGTAAAGGGTATAGTCGAGGCCGCTGGATGGTTCAGTCGCCATAGCCATGATCACGCCCGTGTCATCGGGATAAACCGCAAGGTCGGCTGCAGACAAGTTGGCGACAACTTCGACGTATGGCGCCTCAATAAGGCGCTGAGCAGGTGGCGCTGCCGGTGGAGTGTAGAGCGGTGGCGTCTGACTTGGCTGGGACTCTACATAGGTTGTTTCAGGCATCGAGTAGACGTCCTCGACAACCTTCATCTTGATTTGCCCGTCCTTGACGTTCCCGTAGTCGATGTCACCCAGCACGACAATCATGTCGGCAACACCATCCTCCGGGGCCTGTAATCGGACCTTCTGTCCCTTCCTCAGGCGCCAGATGTCATTGCGCCGATTTGTTGTCAGCGTACCCTTGGTCAACGGTGTGGAGCGGGCGGAGAGATCTCGCGCCTGGACCCGCAGTGCGAGTGACTCAACGGGAATTTCCGGGTATTGGATGGTCTCCGAGATGACTTGGCCAGCAGCATGAACCGCACCACGCGACTGCATCGGCGGCGTGGACTTCTTGACGTTGTTCTCGACGTCGTACCACTCAACAACCAGTTCATTGACTTGCTCAGTAATCGCCGACGGCTCAAGTGTCAAAGACTTGATGTCATCGCTTTCGATCACCGGCAGTGACTCTGGATCGTCTGTCCGGCGGATGAGGTCCAGGTAGTACTGACCGTCCTCACGAGACTGGGTCAGAGCGCCGCCGATTACATCCAAAATCCGCTGCTGAAAGTCCTCAATGTCTTCGTCGAAGTCATAGGTTGTGCAGACCCCAAAGCCCTCTTCATAAAGCGTGTCAGCAGCTGCTCTGAAGGATGCATCGTTAATGAGTGCCGTTGGCTCTCCTTGCATGTCTCTTGACGCAATCGAATCGTAGAGGACATGTGCTGGGTTCATTGCCAACAGCTGGTACTCACCCTGATCTATGCTCAATGCAGCGAAGATGTTGGTTTTACTACCAGCCGGGATCGAGTCGAGAACTTTTAATGCAATGACATTTCGTGGCCCGACCAGTGAGCCTGGCACGACTGCAGTACCAAGAAAGTAATCGTCGGTTGGGGCTATAGGGATAGCCTGGCCATTAACCCAAAGCCAAGCGCCATCATCGTGCGCGACCCTGATATTCAGTGGCAATCCGGCAACAGCGTCGAAAGTGCGACGGAGCCAGATGCCTTTGCCTACATAGCCTGCCGATATGTAGGTTCCGACGCCAAACCCACCGTAAGAAGTGGATCCAAAACCACCTCTCCCGCTTGGCCACGCAGAGTCGTCATAGCTTGGAGAACTGTAATCAGCGTCACTACCAGGTGCCTCGACTCGATACTTCCATCCATCCTGGTCGTAATCGAAGTTTGCTTGCAGCAACTGAATCTCCGCCTTCTCCGGGTACCACGGCACATCACCATCCCACCCCTTCAAAATCCGGCGCACTTTAAACTCGGCACGTTTGGGATACGGATTCATCGCGCCCCAGGGCCCGCCCCTCCAAACAGCCAGCGCTTTACCGCGGTATGAGGGTTGGTCGCTGCCGAGCTTTGCCGCCAGATAGTCGTTCGGCTGTTGATCGGCGTCGCCCAGCTGCAGATCCATGTAGCCCTGCAACCCGCCTTCCTTTTTCTTGCCGCCCCACAGGTTGAGTGCGTTGACGTAGATCCGGCTTGTCTCTGTGACGATACCGCGCCAGGCAGTGCGGCCGCCTGCGCGGAACTCGAGCACGGCATCCAGCCGGCCCAGGGAGAGTGCGAACGCCTGCAGGTACTTGTACCAGTAGCCGACCGTTTGGGTTTTGCTGCCGCCACCGCTCATGCCTGACGCTCCTGCTCGATCCGCTCTGACTCATGCGCCCACTCAACCAACGCCAGGGCGAGACCATCGCCGGTTGCCAGGAAGTCCTGCTCATCAATGCCGCCATGGCGGAAGGCATACCAGTCCAGGTTGTGACGCTTGAAGAAGTCGCGGGCCTTGGTATTGCACCAGCCCGGCTTCTTGCCTGTACCTGGGATCGTATGCAGATGCTTGAGGGTGATTTTCACTTCTTACCTCCCTTGGAGCGGATCGGGATTGTGCCCATCTTTTTGAACGCGATCAGCGACGGCTCTTTGATCCAGACTGTGCCGTACACCTTGCAGAGCTTTACCCCTTCCTCTGTAGTAGGCGTGTTGCCTTCCTGGACTGCAGGCTGTTCTTGCTTCGGCCGGAGTGCGTTCACAATCGCGACTGCGAGCATCAGGCCCAAAATCAACCCGAACATGACTTATCTCCTCACCACACCGGGTCGCCGCTGTAGGGATTTTCCAGCGGCATGTGCAGGTTGCCGCCGTAGTTGATTTGGTTCTCCAGCTCGACGCAGGCGGCCCATGTATGGGCACAGCCGGGGTACGCAGTGACGACCAGGTCGACGGCCAGGTCCAGCGCGCCGTAGTCGATGGTGATGGTGTCGCCGGTGTGCTCGCGGATGGTGCGGATCTCGGTCGCGCCGTCTGCGCGCACCCACTCGATGAAGCCGCCGGCCAGCCGCCCGCTGGCGTAGGTGGTGAACTCGGCTGCGGTCAGGGTCAGGCCGCTGAGTGCGGTCAGGGTGGCGTCGAACTTGAGGGGCGCGGTGTAGGCGATCAGCTCAAGCCCGGCGAGCAGTTGAGCGTCCCAGCTTTCGAGGGTGATGGTCTGGCCGCTATGGCTGACGATCGGGATCTGGTGGAGTACTTCCTCGGTATCGGTCCACTCGATCCGCCCGCCTGCCATGTTGCGCGGCGCGTCTGCAAACTCAGCTGCTGTAATGTTCAGCGTCAGCTCGGCGACGTCGGTCAGGGTACCCGGTACCGGGACGGCGTCCGGGTCCAGATTGCACAGTCCGGGGCCTTGGCTGTAGACGACCAGGTCACAGCCAACCGTGAGTCGGCGTGGGGAGCCAGTGCGACGACCGCGCGTCATGGTCGGCTCGCATGTCAGCTCCAACAGGTCATCCTTGAACACGCTGCCGACCACGCGGCCCTGCGCTTCGACGAGGGTATCGGTCTCGCCTACGTGCCGGCACAGCACTGTCAGGGTGATGACCTCGCTGGGAGAGTACGGCAGCCAGTTAGCGGCAACCGCGGCTGTGCGCGGCAGCTCGACCTTGAAGGACCGGCGACCCTTCTCGCTGCCTTGCCGTACCTGCGGCGGCTTGATCGGCAGAGGTGTGTACTCGTCCTCACCGAGCGTCTGGTTGCGATCGGCCGAGGTGTAGCACCAGGTGATGGGCCCGCGCGCGAAGCGATAGAACAGCACCGGCTTGGCGCCGAACCAGGAACCCTCAAGCAGACTCACGTTTCACCCCCAGAAAATCCAGTTTCACCTCAGTCAGGCCGTCGCCGTCGGTCTCGTGCAGCAGCTCGACGCGGTCGCTTGCAAGCTCGCTCAGCGCCATGAACGAAACAACCAGCACCTGGTGAGGCTCGACGGCGCGGCCGAGGGCTGAGTCGATTGTCAGGGTCTCGTTTGCGCCGGCTTCGGCAGCGGCAGTAATGCGGCGGTACAGCACGGTGCCGTCAGTCAGCTCAATGCGGATGTCGCGGCGGCCCGGCTGGGTGCGGCCAAACAGGCTGTAGCCGGCCCACTCGATGGTGATGGTGGTGGCCACCGCCGTTACCGGGGCGACGATCAGAAGATCCTGCGCCCAGCTCGGTACCCACACATGGCCGGCGCGGCCGCGCAGGCCGTACAGCAGCGAGCGCATGGCGGCCAGTTCGGCGCGGCTGCCCAGCAGGCAGCGCAGGGACTGCTCACGGAAGGCTCGGCGGGGGCGATCGATGATGGTGATGGCCCCTGTGTCTTCATCGATGACGTTGGTCATACGAGCGAAGCTGCTCTTCAGGTCGTCGCCGGTGTCCGGTCGCATGTCGAGCACGGGCCAGCCCTGGTACATGGTGGCAGGCAGCACGGCTGGCCAGTCGCTCGGCTCCTCGATCCGCATGACGACAGACCGGGTGCCGGCGGTGTCAGTCCATGCCGCTTCCTCGGGCTGGCGGTCGAGACGCGCAAGGCGCACCGGGTACAGGCGCGCCCCGGCTGGCCAAGCGCGATCGGTCGGCAGACCGGTTGTGATGTAGTCCTCGCCCACGTCCTCGATCGCGGCCAGCCACCAGTTATTCACCGAGGCCCAGACGACAACCAGGCTATCGGCGAACAGCTCAAAACCGCCTGTCTTGCAGGGGATGGTATCGACGCCAACATCGAGCGCCGGCAGCAGCTGCACGTCGTGCCAGATCGGCAGCAGCCAGTAGTTGGAGCCGTGGTCAGCGAGGATCATGTCCAGGACGCGGCGGCTCTGGTCGTCTGCGATCACTTCAAAGGTGAACTGGCGGCGCGGGCCGAGGCGCAGCTCGCGCTTCTGCTTGGCACCGGTGCGGGCCTCGATCACGTCCGTCAGCCACTCCAGCTGCTCGCGCACCCCAGCGTCCCAATCCGGCGGCACCGGCCACAGTACGTACCCGTCTTCTAAGTAGCTCATGTGGTCAGCGCGCTCTGCATGGCGGTGGCGTTGTTGGCGGTCATTTGAATCAGCACGTCGGTGAAGCCGGGTGAGCTGCCGAGCCGGCTCGCAACCTCTTCAATGTCGAAGAGCGCGGCGAACCTGAAGTTGTTGGCGACGTTGGCAGTCAGCGCGCTCTCTTCAGACATACGGCCACCATCAAACACCGGCGCCGGCGCTGCGGGTGCCGGGGTGCCCGCAAGCCCTCCAGTCGAGTGGTAGACGGTGCCGGCCCAGTCGTCGAGGGCGGTCATGCCGCGCTGGTTGAAGTCTTCAAGGAACGACAGCGCGCCGGGCTGTTTAACGACAGCCGCGCGGGTGATGAACTCCTCGTCACTCAGCCAAGCGGGGATGCTGTCGCTGGTATTGGTGCCGGCACCGCGCACCTGGCCACCTGTGTTGAAGGACTGCGCCATCGCCAGTGCTGCCAGTACAGCAGCGATACCGATCGCGGCAGCGGCACCAAAGGAGCCGATCGACGCGGTGGTCGCGGCGGGTGCCCATGCCGATGTGGTGGTCGCGGCGGCGCCTGCTTGGCCGGTCGCAGCGGTGTTAGCTGCGGCAACCGATGAGGTTGCTCGGGCAATGTCTGCGGTCTTCTGGGCGTTGGTGACCGTCTGAATCGACATGATCTGCTGGGTAGTAAGCTGCTGAATGCCCTGGACCTGTTCGGCCGCGCCCTGAGTGAACAGGTTCATCACGCCCTGGGTGGCCATGTCGGCCAATTGCTCGCTCGCCATTCTGGCCATGGATTCGGCAATGCCCAGCACCAGCGACTCCAGCGCATCGCGCAGGGTCATGGTGCCGTCAGCCAGGCCCATGATTGCCTCTTCCAGCCCGCCCTGCAGGCCGTCGCGGAATGCGATCGCCAGCTCGTCGCTGATGACCTGCATGTTCTCCAGCTCGGCCCGGATACGCTCGACGTTCTCCAGCGCTGCCGGGTCGCCTGTTGCGATGGCCAGCTGTTCCATCAGCGGCAACAGGTTTTCAACCTCGGCCGCTTGCTCCTTGTGCAGCTCGACAATCCGCCGGCGGGCTTCGCCCTCGGTGATCAGGCCGGTTTCCAGCTGCGCCTGGATGGTTTGTTCCTGGCGGCTGGTGGCGTCGAACATCTGATCGATGATGGCCTGTGTTTCATTCAGCCTGGCGCGGGCCTGCTCGATGTTGATCAGGCCGTTGATGATATCGACCCCAGCTTCATCGCCTCGGGCCTTGAGGCGCTTCATCAGCTCGCCATAGCGCTGCTGGATCTCGATCTCCAGCGCCTCTGCCTCTTTGCCCTGGGCGCGCAGAATCTGTGCCTGCAGGCCGGCGAGCGTACCCGCATCGGCGGTGACCGCCAGTCGTTCTTCCTCTGCTGCCAGCAGCGCCGCTGCGGCCTGCGCGCGCTCCAACAATGCGCCGGCTAGGCCCTTCTCGGCGATCTCGGCTTCGCGGGTCTTGGTGGTGTTCAGGCCGATCAGGGATGCCTGGCGTTCCAGATTGGTGACAAAGCTTAGCTGGCTGCTAGCCAGCTTCTCGGCAGCCTTGCGCTGGGCATCGGTAGCGGTCGCGTTGGCCTTGGCCTGGTCGAGCTGGCGGGCTTGGGTGAGCAGCAGCTCCTGGTGCTCGGGGATCAAGTCGCCCAGTTCGCCGGATTCAATGGCGTAGCGGGTTTTGGCTTCCTCGGTGATCAGGCCGATGGTCTCGGCCTGCTTTTTGAGGTTGTCCAGTAGTTTCTGGGCTTCGGCATTGAGCACCGGGTCTTGGACCGGGGCCGCGATACCACCCGTTGACAGGTCGGTGCTCGGGCCTTCTTCAGCCGCGTCAGCCAATACACGCTTGATACGAGCAACCTCTGTGCGGATCTCATCTTCGCTCACCCAGCTGACAATCCCGTCAGGCCCGAAGAAGCGAATGCGCTCACCGACATTGAACAGCGACTTGTCATCGAGCAGGTTCTGCAGATCATCAAGGCGTGTTTTTAGGGCTTCGGTTTCCTTGTTGCTGATGTCGGTGCCCAAGCGGTCCAGGAATAGCAGAAAGTTGCCGCCCTCAGCCGCTGCTGATGCCAGCGCACCGGTCAAGCGAATCAGCGTGCTAACTAGTTTGTCCGCTCCCTGGGCTGTTGCCGGGTCAGCAAGGATTGCCGTCAGCCGCTCGATCTCCTGCGAGCTTTCCTTGAGCCCGGACTTGCCTTCCAGAAGGTCGCCAAAGGCATTTTTCAGCCCCTGAATGGCACCGCCAAAGCCGTCACGGGCAGCACGCGCGCTGCCACCGTACTGGCCCTCAAGCACCTCAAGGATCAGGTTCTGCGCTTCAGCCATCCGGCCTGATTCAGCCAGAGCCTTGACCATGTTGCCCTGTTCTTCGGTGAGTGTTGCCCCTACGCGGTTCAGCGCGGTAATGCCGCGCACCGGGTCTTCCAGGGCTTTACCGAGCATCGTGGCGGATGCGCCAAGGTCTTGCTGCATGGCGGTGCTCAGGTCGAGCACCATGCTCAAAGCGCGAGGGAATACGTCAGCACCAATCTGCTTGAAGCTGAGCAGCAGCGACTGGGCCGGGATGATGGCCTCATCACCGTAGGTGGTGACCTGCTGCAGCGCGCTGGCCATGCTTAGCAGTTGGTCCCGGTTCAAGCCCGCTGCGCCGCCGGTTGCCCTGAGCGTCGCCTCAAGTTGCTTGGTGACGCGCTCTTGCTCAACGGTTGCGGCGATCACGGCCTTATAAACAACTCCACCGGCAAAGGCCGCAGCGACCTTGCCGAGAGTGGCGCCGAGCTTCTCCATGTCGGAGTTCGTTCGTTTAGCCTGGTCGCCGGCATCATCCAGCTCATTTTCCAGCTGATCGAGCTGCTGCATGGCCTGCTTCATGTCAGCCCGGATGCGCATCGCCAGTTCGAGTTTCTTACTCATGGAGTGCCTGATTGCCTGAGGGTTTCAGGTTCAGGGTGCCCGGTTGCTCGCTTGGAGTAATTTGAACGAGGGCAAAAAGAAAGCGCCGAGGTGCTTGGGGCACTCAGGGCGCTGAAGGTTTCCTTTAGTCCATCTTGACGGCGTCCTGCCGCCTCCCTGGACTCGGCCTACCGCAACAACTTCTGCAAGTGGTCAGCGGCTTTTTTGCCACCGCCGACTGCCAGGTTCATGTCCTGCATTCGGCCCGCGCGGTCCAGCCGGTCAACGGCCAGGGCGCGCTCGTAATACAGCATCAACTGCCGGCGGGTGTAGCGTCCGAGGTCGCACTCTCGGTGGCCGTGCCGGATGAGGGTGGCGTAGATGTCGCCCCAGCGGTTTTCCCGGCCTTTGCTTGCACCCTGGCCACCGCTACCCGGCTGATCGCGGTGCGCCAGTAGAAAGGGCCATTCACCATCCACCAAGCATCCGCAAGCCTGGTGCCATCTGTTTGTTTCAGGCTCGCCACAAAAGCGACGTCCGTGTCACTGGCCGCGGCCAGCAACTCCTGAAACTGGTCAATGTGGTTGCCCATCAGGTCGAGCACTTGGTCGTTGGTAGGCTGAGTCGTCAGGCTGATCAGCGCTTCCATATCCTTGAGCATGGGCTCAATGATGGGTCGCATGCGCAGCCCTTCAATAAACCCGTACTCGCGCACGACCAAATCACGGCCACCGATGTTCTTCACCGGCAGTTCAGGGTGCAGCACCTGCAGGTCATCTGCGCCTGGCTTGCCGGCCTTTTTCTTTGGCTTCGCGCGGGTAGCCATTACGCGGCTTCCTCGACGAAGCGGCCGAAGCCGCCCAGGACCGAATCAGTCAGCTTGGCCACGTCGACCAGTGCCGACCCGCTGAGCGGCAGGTTGCCGTACTCATCGGTGATCATGTTCAAGTCACCCGGCGGGTTGAAGATGGTGCGGTACAGCTCAAACACTGTGCGTTCGCCGTTCTCGGTGTTGATGCCATCAAACAGCAGCCAGCGCTCTTTCGGCTGTTCGGAGAACATCGCCATTGAAACGGCGTTGCCGTAGCTGTAATCCGCATCGATCTGCGCGGCCTGCGCAGTGAGGAACTCGACCAGGCCGGCGGCTTCCGACTCGATACGGTAGTCGGTGTTCAACACCAGCGGCGTGCCGTCGTTATCCAGCACCAGCGAGCTGACAAAGCGCTGTCCCAGGCGAATCACGTCACCCACTGCGAGCGGCATCGGCAGTTCCTCACCAGTAACCGTGGCGCCGGCCACAGACACCTGCTTGGCGTAGAACGCCATCGCAATGTTGTGCCGCGTCCACTCGTCCAGCGTCATGTTCACGTTGACGGTCTTGGCACCAGCAAGTCGGCCGATCTGCAGGCGGTTGCCGGAGAAGCTTTCGTTCTTATCGGTGCTGGTGGTGTTGATCTGCAGCTGCAACTGGGGGGCGTTGCCCAGCCAGGTGAACGCGAGCGGCATGCCGGCAGCTGAGCGCGCAGCCGTCCAGATCTTGCCTTGAAAGCTGAAAAGGCTCATGGGTTACTCCTTGGCTTTGGCCGAGATGGCCTTTACGTCAGGCGCAGCAGGCTCATCAAAAGCCACCACACCCTGTGAAACCAGCCACGCCTTTTGCCGGGTATTGACGTCAATCTTGTCGCCGGCAGCGCACGGCTCACCCTTGTGGGTGTGTGGCTTGAGCAGCGTCACTTTTACTTTCTGCTGCGGTTGCTTCTTGTCGGTCACGGGGCACCCCCTATGAAATGTTGCGTTGAATACACTTCGGCCCAGAGCAGCGTGCTGCGGTCGTAATCGAGCACGTCACCTCGTGACCATTGCACCGGTCGTGCCCCTGGCACCTCCGGCGTCCAGCCCATCAAGCGGCCGCGCACCGCACCAAGAATCGGCCGCAGCTCCTTCAATGTGCGCTCACCGCGTTGGTCGCCGTAATTGCGCACTGCGAGCACCACGCCAAAGGTGACGATGGCGCGCTGCCGGCCACCCGGCTTTACCTGCGCGTCGTCGGCCCGCTCCTGGAGCAGCAGCACATAGGCCGACGGCATACGAAAGTCTTTCAAGCTGGTCACCGACGCGTACTCGGCGGCGCCCTGAATGCCGTCCAGCTGTTCCAAGCTGTCCAGTCGATCGATCACCGCTTGAATGTCGAACGGCTCACTCATGTTCAAAAGTCCCTCAGCGTGTCGCGGCTGAAGGTGCGCGGCGGTGCCGAAACAATTGGCGCGCCGCTAGTGGTCGGCGTCAGCGGGTCATCCGCACCCAAGCTGAACTGGCCGCTGGCGACCTGCTGCAAAAACTTCAGCGCGTCGCGGTAGTCGCGCACGATCGGGTCGTTCTGCTCACCGCTGATACGGTCCTTGTGCAGGTGGTAGCGGGTAATCGCCCGCGCCCAGCCCGTCACAATCGGAAACTCGGTGGCCAGCGGCAGGCTGTACCCGCGCCGAGCCAGGTAGCCGTTAATCGATGCCTCGGCGGTTGCCAACGCATCCTCAATCACGGCCTTGGTTGCTTCGGCAATGGCCACCTCATCAGCTGGCCAGGCGGCCAGATCCTGCCCGCGCAGCAGCGCATCAAGCAGCTCGGCTTCAACCTCCCGGTACTGCCGAGGGGTGGCCACCTGGGCCAGCTCGACAGCACCCGGCCGGTCGGCCAACTGAGCGAGGGTGATATAGGCCATTACTCAGCTTCACCAAATTGCACGGCACCGATGGCCAGCAGCGGTTTCGCCTGGTCATAGGTCAGCTCAATGGGCTCGCCCATGCCATACGGCACACCGTCATGCTCCAGGCGCTCACGGTTCACTACCAACACCACCATATCGGCCTGCTCGCCGTTGGCCTGGTCTTGCACCGGGGCCGGCGGTACCGGATCGGCAGCCGGCTTGTCGTCTGCAGCAGGCGCTTCTGGCGCTGGTGCTGCCTGAGCCTCGGCCTGCTCTGCAACGGGCGCATCCTGCTGGGTAGCGCCTGCGGCCTCCTTCTCGACGGGCTCAGCCGGTTTTGCGGTGGCTTTCTTCACTGCCATGTTGGTCTCCCTGGGGCGACAGCCGCCGCCCGGTCAAAGGGTGGGTTGGCCTGCCGCTTAGGCGATGGCGTTCTCGAAGAAGAAACCCAGATCCGGCGCGGTGATCAGCTCTTTAACCGACTCACCAACGCGCACCATCTGCCCGCCGCGCAGCCCGATGTTTTTGTCGAACGAGGATGTCGCGATACGGCCACCAAACTGCGCGGTGAAACCGAAGGTGGTCCCGCTGTTGGCGTCGGCCAACTGGTCGCGGTAGATGAATGAGGCATGGTTACCCCACACGCGGGACAGGTTTGCGGCTTGGCCAGGGCGGGCAATGTTGAGGCGCGCCTCACCGACCAAAATGGCCTCCAGCTCCAGCATGTCGGCCAGCCACTGCAGCGGCACCATGCCTTCATCGCCCAGGGTGCCATTGAACGCTTTCACCACCTTGGGGTGACGGCGCAGCTTGGTGGATACCGCACGGCCCAGCACACCAATGGTCGGACGCATCACCACACTATCCAGCGCATCGGTGATCGCGGGCAGCGGGTTGCTCTCCTCGTGGCTCCACTGGCTCGTGCCGGAGAGCGTGGTTTTGTTGCCCGCTGCATAGTTGGCGGCATTGAAAACGGCATTGGAGGTTCGCACCTCACGATCCAGCAGGATCAGATTGGTGGTCTGCTCAGTGGCCTTGCCCAGCGGGTCGTAGTTCGGCGGCGCGTTTTCGATATCGCGCTGCGGTACCGGGGCTTCCAGACCGTGGTCTTGGGTTGCGCCGGTTTCATCGGTGGCCGAGAAGTCCACCTGGTTGATACGCGACTTACGACCAACCTTGGTATCCGGCACAGTGAAGCCTTCAGCTAGGTCATGTTTGAGGAACTTGAACTCCTGCGCGCCTACCGGCACGCGCGGCAGCACCTGGTCGGCAATCAGCCGGGTGTTGCGGTACGCGATGGCAATGGCGGTGAGCGCCGGGTTAATCGGGAACGGGGCATTACTCATGTCAGGTACTCCTGATGTGGCCGAGGCCGGTTAAGGGGCAGTCGCCGGGATGAAGCCAGGCGCGACCAGGACGGACGCAATGTCGCCTGCCACGCCCGAGACCTCGGCGTACCCAACAATGAAAGTGTCAGCCGCTGCCGGCAGCGCCACGGCAACAGCACGGCCGTTGGCGTCGGCGGTCAGCGGCGCGCCGCGGGTGACGTTGCCACCAAAGGTGACGCTGGCCGGGCCACTGCGCACAACGTCTACGGTCTCGCCAGCGGCAGTCGCAATGTCGGTGGTTACGCCCAGCGGCATGGTGCTGCCATCATCGGCCTGCACGGCCGCGCCATCGGCAGCGCCGTGGGCGGCAATCAGGTACGCACCAATGGCGGCGGTCGCGGTGAACGGGGTAATGAGTCCGGGAATGTTCATAGCCGGTTAGGCTCCCTTGGTTACGTGGTTGACTGCCTGGCTGATGCTGATGTTGTTGCCAGCCTGGCGTTGCTCGGATTGATACGCTGTTGCGCGGGCGGCAATTGCGTTGGCGTCCTGGTCGTCGACGATGTCGCCGCCGCCCGACTTCTCGGAGAAGTCCACCTGCTTGGGCAGATCGCTCAGCAGCGCGCGCAGCACCTTGTCTGCCGGCTCGCTGATGGTCTGCTCGCCCTCGGCGAACTCCAGCGGGGTATCGGCGGGCAGGTTCAGCAGCAGCGAGACGACCCGCGCTTTCTGACGAGGCAGCAGCTGGCCGGAGGCAACCAGCCCCTCGGCAAACTCGGCCGCTTCGCTTTCCTTCTCTTGAGCCTGGGCGGCAGCAATACGCGCCTCACCCTCGGCCACCTTGCGCTCACGCTCGGCGAGCTGTGTTTCGCGATCATCGTCGGCCATGGCTGGCTCCTGAGTTGAGACCGCGCCGGCATCTGCCGCCGACGGGTCCGTGTTCCCCGGCTCCGGTGCGGCAGCGGCAGATGCTGCGGCGCCTTCATCACCTTCAGGGGTTGGGGCTTCGCTGGTGGGTTGTTCTGACTCAGAGAACGCCACGGCGCGCTCGTCGCTGTTGCGGGCGCTCTCCTCAATGGACTTGATCTGCCACTGCGGGATGATCAGGTCGGCTTGCTCGGCACCTTCGCGCTCCACAAAGAAGTCACGCAGGCGGCGCAGAATGTCGGCCATCGCCGTGAACGCATACGGCGGCTCGGCAAACTCCAGGGCTAGCGCGCCGTCTTCCTCGGCGAACTCCAGCGAGGTATCGGGAATACCTTTGATGGCCGGCGGCATAGCGCCCAGAAAACCGATATGGCGCAGGTAGTGTTTGCCTGGTGTGGGATTGCCCGGCGAGTCCGGCAGGTAAACCGACGCCGACCGCTTCTTGTACATCTTGCGGTTGGCTGCCTCGGCAAACTCCGGCACGACCTGGTGCGGCTCGGCAAACAGCATGCCGGCGCGCAGCTCGACGCTTTTTGCCCAGCCATAAGCGGGGCCGTTCAGCTTCGGGTGACCAATGACAAGAGGCGCCTCATGCAGCTTCGGATCGTAGCTGTCGACGATCTCCTGCAGGACGGCCTCGGTGAAGTCCACCGCGCGGCCGTCCAGAGCGACGTGCTGGCCGGCGGGGAGAATGGGCAAGGTGGCGCGATGTGATGTGTTCATGGGGCCAGACTGCGCCCCGATGGCGGGAATGTAATTTGTACCAGGGCAAAACTTGAAATTAGCCCATTGGCGGCAGATACGTCAGCGTAGCCCTGAACGAATGCCCGTAAACGCGTTTATAAACGCTATTCCTGCGCTGCAAGGGCATTCACTCGTTGAACGGTAGCGCACAAGGGCCTCAAAACGCTCACAGAGGCCCGTTTGCGGCCATCAGCTCAAACGGCGTTTCAGATGGTCACGGCACAGCTCGATGATCTCATCGGCGTCTGAGTCTGATACGCCGAGGAACGGGCGGGCTGCAATTGTGCCCCATGGGATCGGCGCGCCGCGGGAGGTCTTGCCGAACTGCCCTTGCTTGGCACCGAACTGGTGGGTGGCACCGTAGATGCGATCGGTACCGACGAACAGGTCACCGTCCTGAATCTGGTACGAGATCTGGCGCGCTAGGTGCCCCGAGCGCTGCAGGATCTTGCCGGGGTTGGGTTCCTTGTTCGCCAGGTAACGCGGTGACAGCGCCTGCCAGGCTTGGCCATCCGGGCCGCGCTCATCACGGAAACGGTCGCGGGTGCTGTTGATCAGGTGCTCGCCAATGTCCCGCTGCAGGCGCTGGGGCTCCTGCAGCAGCTGCAGCGCCTCGCGCAATGCGGCGATCGCGCTCTGGCTTTCCAGTTCAAGTTCTACTCTTGCGCCAGCCATGGTTTATACTGCCCCCAGACTGTGAGCGTTCTGGCGGCCGGGAAATCGCCAGCTCCGGCTCGGGCCTCTGCGGAGTCCTGCACGGTGGAAGTGGCGTCCACCCTGAGCGTTCACAGTTGCCCCTCCAGCAATACCAACTTCCCGTTGTCCACATCCTTGCGCACATTCTGCCAGTCGATCAGCGAGCCACTGCGCACCGCGTTGGTCCGCTCGTTTCCCTTCAAGCGGTAGTTCACCACTACAACCAGCTTGCCGGCCTCTCGGCGCTCAGCCGGGAACACATACAACAGGGTGTTAGCAGCGACGTCCAGGAGCACGGCCTGCGGTGATGCCAGCACGGCCGGCAGCTGCGCCAGCTCGTCCACGTTCAGTGCCTTGGGTGCGCCAGCAGCGGTGGCGGCCGTTGCCTTGCTGCCGCGCAGGGTATGCAGCACGCTGGCATCGTTCATGGTGATTGCTGCAGTGGCTGCAGCCACGCCAGCCGTTTGCATGCCGGTGACCACATTGGGGCTCAGCGCCCCCACCACCAGCTGGCGGCCACGCGGCTTGCCGTCGTCCATCACCTGGGTAAGCATGCGCCGCCAGTCACTGGCCAGCGCCTGCTGCACAGCAGGGTACAGCACCAGCTCGCGGCTGGTGGCCGCGCCCAGGTCCGCCGGCAACGCCGGCACTTTCTCCAGTACGTGCTGCACTTGCTGCTCAAAGGCGCTGCTACCGGGCGCGTAGTTCCAGCCAGCGTCGATGCCCTCTGGCACGCTGACGCGCTCGCGCTTGTGGATGATCTGGCGCTCGTTCAGCGGTGGTGCCTGATCCGGTCCGCTCTTGCCTAGGCGGTCCAGATCCCTCTGGTTCAACGCGCGCACGCCGCACTGGCAGCCCCAGCCATTGGGCGGGTAATGGGTTTGCCACCACGGGTCATCGGCAGACAGCACCAAGCCGTCCCAGGCTTCATGCTCCGGCCGCGGGGTAATCACGGCGTCTGAGTGAACGTACATCCAGAACGGCCGGTCTTCCTTCACCGCCTGCAGCTGCTGGTAACGGCCGGCTGCATAGCTGGTGCGCAGGTTGGTTTCGTAGATCACCCGCGAGCGCCAGCCACGGCCGCCCTCTGGGTCCCATCCGTAATTGTCCAGCACGGCGTAGAAGTCAGCTCGGAAGCGCTCCAGGGTGTCGCCCTCGCGCAGGTTGCGGTTCAGCACTGCATGAATGTCGCTGACCATGTCCAGGCGGTGGCCACCGGCAACCACAAACGCCTGGTCGTGTGCTGCCTGACGCACCTGGGCATAGTCCACGCTCGGCAGTTTGCGCTGCAGAAACTGGATCTGCTCGTCGAACGGCAGGCTGCCGTAGGTGGCCGGGGTCGCCATTAGCGCACCTCGTCCTCAATGTCGTTGCGCCCTGCCAGGCCGGCCAGAGCCAACGCCTCGGTCATGCGGGTGCTGTACTCGTCCAGCGACAGGTTCGGTGCCAGGCGCAGCAGCTCATCACGCATACGATCAGGCGATGCGCCGGCCTCGGCCAGCTCGGCCAGCTGCTGCGCCCAGCCATCCACAGCCGGTTGCAACTGTTGCTCGGTGCGCTCCAGCATCGCAGACGCCGGGTCGCTCGGCTCACCAACCTCGGCAAACTGGGCCGGGGTGGTAGGCGGTGCAGGCTCGGGCTGCTCTTCCAGCTCGACGCCGTAAGTGGTTTCGACGTACTGGCGGGTCGGTTTGAAGCCCGTCATGCGGCTGACTTTCTCGTCCCGATCAGCGCGGCCGTTCAAGTCCTCTGGCTCTTCCACCACGCGGTACACGCGCGGCGGTACCGCACCGGGGAAGTTCCACTCCGTCAGCCAACGCACCGGGCCATCGTTGAATGACTCGCACACCAGATCCGCATCGGCCTTGATCAGATCCAGGCGCACATCGCCCTGCAGGTCATCATTGCCCAGGCGGCCGGGCGTGCCTTGGCTGCTGGCGGTCTGGCCGACGGTGACCTTGGCTATCGCGGCGTCCATGGCCTCGTACAACGTCTTGTAATCAGCGGTGCCGTTGCGGGCTGCCTCCAGCAGTTCCAGCGCCATGCCCTTGGGGATCAATACAGTCGAGTCAGTGCGGATGGCCTCGCCAGCCTCCAGCAGCTTGCGCTTGTCCTCGTCGGTGGCGGTCGAGGGATCAAACTCGCCCTTGGCGGTCGGCATGCCGTACTTATCCAGGAAGATCAGCCAGAACTTGATGCCGTTGCGCTTGAACAGCACCGGCCAGTAAAGCCAGTGGGCCAGGCCCATGCCGTATGGCTCGTCGTCGTTGTCTGCGCCGGTTGCGTAGTGCCAGAAGTACGGGGCCGGGCACGGCACGCCGTTCATCATGTTGTTGGGCGTCAGCAGGCGCAGCTCGCCTTCGGGGCTGTAGCGGAAGCGGCGGCGGTTGCGCACCTTGATCGCTTCCCAGGTGATGTAGTTGTCGTCGCGGCCATAGATGATTTCGGCCACCGCGTAGCCGTAGAAAACGCCATACAGCATGCGCTCCGTCACCCGGTCCCAGCCGATGCGGTTCAGCTGCTCGCGCAGATGGTCGGCCGCGGCCTGATCGATCGGGCGATCGCCGCCCGCGTCGACCTGCCACTCGCGGCTGACTACGGCGCGCTGGCGCTGCTGCCACATGGACTTTACCTGCCAGTCGCTCAGCAGCTCCTCGTAGATCTTGACGTCTGCGCCGACCTTGCGCAGCAGCGGGTCGGCCGGCTGCGACAGCGCGCCCACCCAGGGCCGGGTGATGTCCATGCCGTCGCCGCTGGTAGCGATCTGTTGGCCGAGTGTTGGCTTGTCCATCAGTAGTCCTCAAACAGGTTATTGCCGCCCACGGTGCCCCAGCCACGGCTGGTGACCTGGCCACCTGAGCCGGGGGCGTAGCGCTCCAGTTGGCGGGTCTCGGCGCGTGTGCCGGATGAGCGATAGTCGATGACCATGGGTTCAACGCCTGCCGCGTTGATAGCCAGAAAGCCCGCCCAGGTGCGGTCGGCGTGGCCAGCGCTGTCGGAGTCCGCCACAAAGCGCGGCGCCCCGGTGGCGCTGGTGACGCGCTGCAGCTTGTGCAGGTCGGCGCGCAGGGCGTTGTTGCCTTGGGGGATTCGCAGCTTGCGGTCCTGGAAGTGTTCCTTGCCCTGGGTGGCCAGCGTCAGCTTGTTGGCTGCTGTGAATAGCACGCCCTCCACGCGCAATTCGCCATAGCGGCGCTTGGCGTCCTCAACCGGCTTCTCGCCCATGCCGGTCTGGTCTTTGCAGCAGCGGATCACGTTGTAGCGGCGAAACACGTCATCGAGCAGCATGTCCTGCTCGGCAAAGCTGGCGCGGCGGCGCTCGATGATCTCGCGGGTCCAGAGCACATCGCCCACACGCTCGAGCACCCAGATCACAAACAGGTCATTGCGGGCGGCGATATCCACTCCCACATAGCAGGGGCCACCCTGGTAATGCTCAGGCAGGCCGGCAAACTCGTGCTCACAGCTGGTGATCAGATCAAAGTCGAGCCAGGCGCTGGATTCATCCAGCCACTGCAACTCAAACTCCTGGGCCCACAGGTCGGCGTCACCTGCGCCGATGCGCAGCTCATCGATGTTGCGCGGCAGGCCGTCAGCCACGGCCTGGTAAATATCGGTGGTGTGCCTGCTCCAGCCGTCATCCTTGCCGGTCATCAGGTCGTAGAACTTGTTGCCCTTACCATTGGGGGTGCTGATGACGCGCAGCTTGAGGCCAGGTTTGGAAATCACTGGAAACAGGGCTTTCCAGATCGCGCGGCTGTCCTGGTGAAAGGCGAACTCATCGAGCAGTACGTTGGCCGAGAAGCCCCGCGCGGTGTCCGGGTTAGCTGGCAGCGCGGTGATCTTGCTGCCACCGGGCAGCTCTACTTCCAGCGCCTTGATGCCCGGCTCCCAGTCGTAGTCGTATGCCTGAAAGCCCGCGCTGAGCGCCTGCAGGTGCAGCTTCACACCTTCGTTCATCGCTTCACGCGCCTGCCGCTCGCCACGGCTGAGAATCACCCAGCGGCGGCGCTGGCCAAGCGCCTCGGCGCGTGCGCAGTCCAGCGCCAACTCCAGCGTGCTGGTAAACGTCTTGCCGCACTGGCGGGCAAACATGGCGATCTTGAAACGGCTGTCGTCGTTGACCCAGCGGCGCTGATAGTCGTAAAGCGGCAGTGCTGGCTGCAGACTATTCATCGGCGGGTTGCTCCTGCTCTTCGGACTCGATGGACGTGCAACGGAACACTGTCTTACCAACGAAGAAAGCACCCAATTGTCGGCACTCAGTAGCGACAGTCATGTGCGCATGCACCCACCCGATGAACCAGCCGACCCAAAGCAGGCCGACAACAGCCAGTAGCTTGCTCATATCCCGTACGCCGCCTTGATGACTTTGTTGAGTACGTCCTGGTCAACTTCACCAGTGCGGCCCAGCTCGTCCAGCTTCTCGCGCTGCTCCTCGATCAGCCGCTCCCTTGCCTCACGCTCAATTGCTTTGCGTTCTTCACGGGAGACCTTGCCGGCCTGCAGCACGTCTTTGGCGGCACGGGCCAGTTTGCGCACGTCATCGATGGTGGTTTCGTCATCGATCTGCGCGCCCAGGGCGGCATGGGTGGTCAGCGTCTGGATGGACTGCACCATCAGCGCGCCAGCTTTGTCGTTAGGGTTTTCGCCCAGTTCCTCCACCAGCAGGCTGGCCATGGCCTGCTGCTCGCGCAACCGCTTGGCCATCTCGTCAAAGCTGACTTTGTAGCGACCAACAGCTGAGCGGCTGGGCTTATCTTCCTGGGGAAACTGCTCGTGCAGATCCTCGATCAGCTCATCGAGCGTCAGACGGTTTTCACGCAGCCGACGCTCAATGTGTGACCGTACCTCTGGGGCCAGCTTCTCGATGCTTGATTTACGGCCCATGATCAGGCCCCCGGCGGCTTGATGCCGGGCACTTTGGCGCGGCCCACGGCAACGTCAGATCCGCGCTCGGTCAGCTTGACGATAAGCACCGAGTCAAGGTCCTCGACAGTCAGCAGCCCTTGCTCACCCAGCCAGTGGATCTCGGTCTTCACCTGGTCGCGGCTTGCCTCAAGGCCGTAGCTGGTAAGCGCCTGGGCCAGTACCGAGCTGTTGCTGCGGTATGCCGGCATCTCAGACAAGACGCGCAAGATCACCAGGCGCTGGTGCTCCCGCAGGAAATCGGCAAACTTGCTCATTCGGCCCTCACTTATTGTTCAGCAGGTAGTTGTTGATCCGGTCCAGCTGTGCGGATAAAGGGGCAATGCTCTGCTGGATGCCATCCAAGCGAGCCTGTACCCCCTTCATGTCGGCGTGCAGGGCGTTCACCAGGGTTTGGTCTGGCATGTGTTTCATCTGCTCCTCAAGGGTCACCACGCGGGTGCGCAGGTCGCCCAGGTCAGATGCGTTGGCGGCGTCGCGTGACGTGAGATAGGCGTAGATCCCAACGCCCCCCATGATCAGCCACTGCGCCACGCTGAATGCCAGGCGTAGCTCGTCAGTTCCCATCGGGCTCTCCGTAAAGGTCCAGCAGACCGTTCAGTTGTCGAAGGTTGGATTGAGCCCAAGCACCGTAATCACGGGCGTGGGCGAGGATGTCGGCGGGTGTAACACCGCTCTCCAGTAATTCGGCGTCAGCGCCGGGGGCAGGCTCGGGCGCTGCTTGAGCTGCGGGGTTAGAGGGGCTTGCTCCTGTGGCGGGCAAACTGGCTGTGGCTCCGAGGGCGGCGTTGTAGTCGCGCAGCCAGCCGCGAGTGAACACGCAATGAGGAATAGCAACCGGCTCAGCTTCAGGCGCGGGCAGGTACACGGTTGTGACTTGTGGAATGCGATTGGAAATTTGCTCATTGAGTGCCTCAATCCGCTTGTTTGCGGCTGCTAGATCTTCTTCTGCAGCGGTTGTGCGGGCGACCTGCTGTTGGTACGCCTGCAGGTGCTCTTTCGCTGCTTGCGCGCGCTGATCGGCGTATGCGCGCTCAGTGGATTGCTGCTGTGCCTCGGCGTTGGCTGTCGCCTCTCTGACGCCTCGGTCATAGCCACGCTCCTCAACTAGGTGAAGCAAGCCCGCGATGGCCAGCCCGCCAGCAACTGTGCCGATCAGCACAGCCCGGGTCATAGCGGATACCTCTCAGCGCACACACCAGCCCCCCAGCCAGCAGTCACATACAGTGGCTCCCAGCGAGTGAGGATGTTGCGGGGGTAGTTGCGGTTCTCGCGGAAGTTGGCAGCCGAGCGGCCTGCGTTGTACCGCTCGACAGAGTTGAACCAGGTCAGCGGATCGGCCCCGGAAGCCGACGCCAACCGGCGGTCGCGGTTGATCCACCCGAGGCCGCCGTTGTAAGCGGCCAGCGCCATTGCCCACTTCTCGCAGGGGCTCGCGGCCTGGATGCGTTCGAGGTGCCACTGGTTGTAAGCCACCATGGCTCTGAGTGCCCATCCGGGATTGAACGGCTGGGCCGGCCCCACGCGGCGCGGGTAAATCGCAGCCATCCACTCAGCGGTGGCCGGCATAAATTGCGCCAGCCCCTGCGCACCGGCATGGGACGTGACGCCGGGACGCCACCCACTTTCCTGCTGAATCTGCGCAGCCAAGGTGGCGACCGGCGCATCAAGGCCAAAGCCATGCTGCGCCACCCTGACCAGGTCACGCCGGTATTGCTCTGCAGCACGGGGCACCTCCTGAGCGGCAACGGGTTGGCAGTTAGCCAGGGCAAAGATGACCACCCAGATCAGCAGCACGGTCAGGCTGAACAGGCGGCAGTTGCCTCGGCGGTCGATACGGTCTCGGGCCTGCATGGTCACAGCCCCAGTGTCAGGCCGAGTACACAGGCCAGCACAATCAGCGCCCGGCGCATGCAGGCGGCAGCAAAGGCGATGGTGTAGCGGTAAGCCTCTTGCGCCTCGGTACTGCCACCGCCGGGGCAGCTGCGATCCGGCAGGCACTCATGCGGGCGGGCATAGGGGAACAGCGCGCGGTCAAGCCAGTAGGCCAGCACCACACCAAGGGTCACCAGGGCGACCTTGTAAGCGATTACCGGCATTTGCTCAGGCGCGGCCAGCGCCAGAGCAACCAGGAGGAACACAGAAACCAGAATCCAGAGGGTTAGCCGGGGAAAGCGCGATCCGGCGTTACACGCGGGGGAACCATACATGGGTAACACTCCTCAACCTGCACAATGGCGTTATTGCCAGGGACAGGTCGATGGTGTCAGGTCGAGTTGTTAGAGTCTTTTGAACAGGGGCAAAACAAGTGCAGCACTAGGTAGCGCTAGACACAAAGGCCTGCAGCCAATGCATAGCATTCGGCAGCCGCGTTAGCCCCTCCTGGGCAAGCCGCGTCACCATCGCCTCAAGCCCCTTTGCGGGGAGGTTAGTCACTGTGGCCTTGAGTTGCTCTTTGACGCTGCTCTCCGCATCAGCGGCTTCAATTTGAGCCAGTATAAGGTCACGGACTGTATCTGCATGAAGGCGAACAGTAACAACACCCAGAATGGCAGACAGGCCGCCATCTGCCTCTATGAAGTCGATCCCCTTGGCGGTTATCCCTACCAAACTGAGCTGCCGTGGATCTCTACTAACAGAAAATGACCCAGTTACTAGATCATGCTCTCTTAGGTAGGTCAGATTGCGGAGAAGGTGAGCCCCAACAGCGTGCATCTCAACAGCAAGCTGCTTGACGTCACATCTACCTGGGTAGATTCCTTTCAAATAAGTTAGCGTTTTTTTTTGTAGCTCCCTATCGTTCTCCATCACTCCTCCCTAGAGCACATTGAGTCACTGTCTGCAAAGATCGCTGCCCGGCGAAGCCTTGCAATCAACAAACCGCACATCACCCTTGCGGTCCCGCATGTAGGCGTAGTCCCACTTGGACATGCCTGCCAATTCGTACAGCACTCGGTTTGCGTCAAAAAGGTTCTTTGCAGTAGTTACTCCATCTCGCGGCATAGTGGCGCCCGGCGGGTAGAAGTAAACCGCCGTCATCTGGCCCTGAGTGTAGGCAGCAGAGTCAGCTCTAGCGCGCAGGGCTGATGGCGTCGCAGATGACTGGTAGGTGAAGGTAAAAATCCGATCATTGGCTGGGCTTTTGAAGTAGCCACCTTGGGTGACCGCTGATGTTGATCGGTCGCTGCCACCGCTACCACCGAATATCGCGCCAATCACGATCAGCGCCACAAGAATCAATATAATGCGCATCGCAAATTCCCTCTCGTTAATCCAGTTACCTTACAAGACCAGCCTAGAACATCAACCCAAATAGAAAACCGACAGCCCCGATGACAAAGCAATGAATTGGGTACTGGCGCAGCAGCGCTCCATACGGCATACGCTCAGCCTGCTCGCCAGCAGCCTTGGCTTCGCTCAACAGCTCACGTTGGCGCTGCTGGTACTGCTCCATATGCGCGACAGCTTCTCGCAGCTTCTCGCTCGGCATCCCGTGCAGATGGACATCACCGAGGACAGACAGGCAGAATCGGCTCAGCTCATCAGACGCCTGCTTGCCACGCGAAAGCTCATTTAATCGCGCCCTCAGGTTCTCGCGACGCTGTTGCTCGTAAAAGTTCTCACGGAACCGCTCCAGTGCATCAACAGCGTCCTGGTACTGGCTGCTGCGAATTTCCCTAACGGTCCTAACGCCCACGGCCACATGCACCACCGTAACCCACAGGTGCCGAGCCGATTGGTTGCACTCGTCCGCGATCAATGAAACTAGCCCGCGCAGGGCGTCTCGCTGGGCTTTAACCAGTAGGTCATCTTTCGACTCGGGCGCGAGGTTCACCTCAATCAAATCACGCCCCGCAACCCTGTTTCTTTCCCCCTGCACATCTACTGCGTTGCTCACGTACTACTCCTTACCATGCAAATCCCTGCCCGCCGCGCGGTTGTTGTTGCCTTGAACCACCACGCCACCGCTTGCCCTTGCGGGCTTCTTTGCTTTCCCACCTGTCAGCAGATCCGCGAGCAATGCCTTTCGCTTCGTTACTGGCATCCCCCGGTAGGAATCGAGCAGTAGCTGTTCCTCAGCACTTAGCGATTGGGCCGCCGAGTCTGATCGGCGCTCACCAGTAACGACAAACAACACATCCACGCCTTCCTTTGCCCACGCATTCAGCGCTAGCGCGTTCGGCGCCGCCACGCCTTTCTCCCAGTTGATCTGGGCGTGCTTAGACGCGCTGGCCAGCTCGGCAAAGCTGGTCTGGCTGTAACCCAGGCGCTCGCGTTCAGAGCGAAGTCGCTCGCCAATGTCCATAAATATCAACCTTAGCAGCTTGACAGGTAGATAATTATCTACCAACATAACCACAACAAACGCCAAACATCATTCAGCAACCAACGGAGCCACTGCCATGGCAAACCAGAAGGTACTGACCCCGGAACAGGTCAAACAGCGCTTCAAGCAGCGCGGCATCACTGTCACCAAATGGGCCGAAGAGCACGGTTTCAAGCGCAATGCGGTTTACCGCGTGCTAAACGGCTTTGATAAAGCTCACTACGGCCAAGCGCATGACATTGCCGTCGCTTTGGGCCTCAAGTCCTCCGACACATCTGTCGCTGCCTGAGGCCACCGCCATGACCCTCAAGCTGCAACCCGCATTTGGCCCGGCCGAACCGATCGACGCCTACAGCCGCCTGCTGGACGTTGTTATCGCCAGCTCGCCTGTCTCGCAGGCCGGTACTCTCAATGCCCTGCATGACGCCATTACCCGCTACCAGCACAACGGCGCCATTCAGCGCATTACTACCGGCGAGCGCCAACTGGTAAACCAGCTACAGATACTAGCCGTGGGCGAGCTGCTGACCGCCGGGCCGGATGCCCAAGACGATGAAGCCCGCAATGCTTATGGCTTTACTCATCGCGACCGGTCCTTTGGTACAGCTCTTGCGCTCGCCGAGACTCACGTGCCTCGGCCAGCTGGTCAGCCAGATACCTCATCAGCTGCTGAGCGTGATGCTCAAAGGGTTGATCAGGCCAGCGAGCATTCAGAAGAGCAGATTGCATCTTCTCAGGCTCAAGCTGCCGCTGGATCTCAATCTGCGCTGCCAGGTACAGCCAAGCCTTTGCCATACCAGCCATCTGCCCTTCAAGCATCAGAAGGCGGTCGTGTTGGTCAGCCATCGGGTAAGCCCTCATGCAAGTGAATGTACATCAAAAGGCTATCCCCGTTGAAACGCTTTTGCCCATAGGCAAAAACGGTATTTGTTTGGAGCAGCCGCGCAGCAGACGCTTCGGGGGTTTCCAATGATCCGCCGAAATTGGAAAACCGCCCGGCCCACCTCGCTGCTGCATGCGATGGAGCTGTGCAAGCAGTTCGCCCTGGTTAAGCACAACATGAGCGAACAGCGCATTGCTGAGCGCATGGGGTTGCCGAACCACTGGGCACTCTACAAGTGGCTCGCCAACGGGCGCATGCCGGCGGTGATGATTCCAGTCTATGAGGCGGCCTGCGGCTGCCACTACGTGACCCAGTGGCTGGCGGCAAGCGCCGGCAAGCTGGCGATCGATATGCCGACGGGCAAATCCTGCGACGCCACTGAAATCCATGAGCTGCAAGTGCTGCTGCATGCCACCACCGGCGCGTTACTGGCCTTTCATGCCGGCCAGCAGGATTCCGACCACACCCTGGCCACCATCCAGTGCGCGATGGAAAGCCTGGGCTGGCACCACGGCAACGTGGCCCAACACAAGACCCCTCAACTCGACCTGGGAGACCACGACCATGAGTAAGGAATTTTCCCGCACCAGCGAGAGCGGTGCCCGCTGCCTGCGCGTGATGAAGGTGCTGCGCGGCCACTCCCTCAGCGGGCTGAGCAACAGCGACATTGCCAAGGCGCTGAACATCCCGCCGAGCGCGGTCACCCGCTGCATGAATACCCTGATCGCCGAGGGCTTTGCCACCAAGCTGGACACCGGTCGCTTTGCGCTGAGCACGGCCACGCTGCAGATCGCCCAGGCACACGCGGATGAAATGACCCGCGCCACGAACCGCATCCACGAACTCAACCAGCGCGTTGCCGCTGGCAGCCTCTACTAAGGAACGACCATGGCCCGTACAAAAACCACGACCACCGAGCCCGTTGATGTTGCGCCGCTGAATGAGCAAACGCTGAACCAGTTGCAGAACACCGGCAGCGCCCTGATTGCCGAGCACAGCGAAGAACGCGATCTGGTCAACCAGCTGTTGGGGCAAGTGCAAATGGCCAACTCATTTGCCCGTTTTGCCGACGTCGTCAGTTTGACCAAGCTCAAGCACATCAAGGAAACCAAGATGTACCGGGCGTTAGCGGGCAAAAAGGGTGTGGACCCTCACGGAAACGAAATTGCCGACGTCGGCACTTTTGATGGGTTTTGCCAGGCACTCGGCCTGTCTCGCTCGAAGGTTGATGAAGATCTGGCAAACCTGAACGCATTTGGCGAGCAAGCGCTCAACCAGCTTTCAGCGCTGGGGGTTGGCTACCGCGAGCTGCGCCAGTTCCGCAAGCTGCCCGATGACTCCCGCTCTGCTCTGATCGAGGCCGCCAAGACTGGTAACCACGAGGCGGTGGAATTTCTGGCCGAGGAGCTGATTGCCAAGCACCAGACTGAAAAGGAACAGCTGACCAAGGAGCGCGATGACGTCCGCCAAAACTATGAAGCGCAGGGGGCACGGTTGGCTGATCAGTCTCGCGAACTGGAGGACGCCAAGGTCGAGCTGGAGAAGGTCAAGCGCCGCATCCAAACCATGCCCCCAGCGGAGGGGTTAAAGGAGATGCGCATGGAGGTGAGTGGCATGGCTATTGAGGCTGAAAGCCTGCTCACCAACAAGCTGCGCGTGGCCTTTGAAACCATGGTGAACGCCGGCGCGGAAGCCGGCCAGGACCAGCGCGCCTATCTGGCCAACCTGCTGCGTCAGATCGAACTGAACATTCTCGCAATCCGCGAGGACTACGACCTGCCCGACAACGACGACCCGGACGCCACCGACTGGATGGCACCGGACGCGCTTGAGCGTGCGCAAGCGGCGATCGAGGGCAACTGACCATGAGCGCCGTTATGACCGAACGCCTGGTTGCTGTGGCGCAAGCCATTCGCGCCGCTGGCCATGGCGGCAAACAGGCCATTTATGAGCAGGCGTGTGGCGAGCTGGGTATCTCCCTAGCCACGCTGCACCGCAAGCTGCGGGAACTGACAGTGAAAAAACCACGCAAGGTACGCGCTGACGCGGGCAGATCTGACCTGACCTACGATGAGGCGCTGCTGATCGTCGGGGCCGTCAAGGAGACCACCCGCGGCAACGAGAAGGTGATCTGGGCGCTGATGGACGCGGTGACCGCACTGCGCGCCAACGGCCTGGTACGCGCCGAGCGGGTGGACCCGCGCACCGGCGAGATTACTCCGCTGAGCGAGAGCGCCATTCGCCGGGCGATTCGCGGGTATGGGCTGCATATCGACCAGCTCACCGCACCTGCGCCCCATGTGGAGATGCGCAGCGAACACCCGAACCATGTTTGGCAGATCGATGCGTCGCTGTGTGTTCTCTACTACCTCAAGCCATCGGCCAAAGCGCAGGGCCTGCACATCATGGACCAGGGCGAGTTCTACAAAAACAAGCCCAAGAACCTGGCGCGCGTAATGGCTGACCGGGTGTGGTCCTACGAGATTACCGACCACGCCAGCGGCTGGATCTACGCCGAGTACGTGATGGGTGCTGAGAGCGGTGAGAATCTCTGCAGCGTGCTGATCAATGCCCTGCAGGAGCGCGGCGGGCCGGACATGCTGCACGGGGTGCCACGTATCCTTTATATGGATCCAGGCAGCGCCAACACCAGCGCCATGACCATGAACCTGTGCAAGAGCCTGGGTATTGAGGCCATCGCCCACGCACCGGGCAGTGCCCGCGCCACCGGCCAGGTGGAGAACGCGCGGAACATTATCGAGCGCAAATTCGAGGCGGGCCTGCGCTACCGCCCAGTCGCGGATCTGGCGGAGTTGAACGCCCTGGCAGCGCAGTGGCGGGCAGTGTTCAACGCGACGGGCAAGCACCGCCGACATGGCATGACGCGCACCTCAGCCTGGATGCGCATTACTGAGCAGCAACTGATTAAGGCCCCACCGGTTGAGGTGTGCCGCGAGCTGGCCATTGCCGAGCCGGTGGAGCGCAAGGTCAAGCCGAGCATGCGCATCTCGTTCCAGGGCGCTGAGTACTCGGTAAAGGATGTGCCCGGTGTGATGGTGCACGAGAAGGTGCTGGTCACCCGTAACCCATGGCGCAGCGATGCGGCCCAGGTGGTGGGCACCAACGCCGCAGGGCACCAGGTGATCTATGTAATCCCGCGCATCGAGAAGGACGAATACGGCTTCTCCGAAGGCGAACACAGTGTCACGTTTGGCGAGTTTGCCAGCCATGCCGACACCTCGGCGCAGAGAGCCAACAAGGCAATCGAGCAGCTGATGACCGGCACTACCTCTGCTGATGAGGCGGCCGCCAGGCGCAAAGCCAAGGCGCTGCCGTTGGACGGCAAGCTGGACCCCTACAAGCCGCTGGCCGACGCCAACCTGCCGACCCACCTGCCGCGCCGCGGCACCGAACACAAGCTTGCTGGCCCTATGGTGGAGCTACCACCGCTGAGCCACGTTGCCGCTGCCAAGCGGCTCAAAGCCATGCTGGGCGAAAAATGGAACGCCGAGGCCATGGCAACCCTGAAGGAAACATACAAGGACGGCGTTCCAGAGCCCGCGCTGGAGGCTTTCGCCGAGCTAATCCGCAACCCAAAACCACAGCGTCCGGGCCTCCGGCTGGTGGGAGGTGATGCATGTTGAAACTGAAATCAACGCTGGAAGAGATCGAGCAAAAGCAGGCTGATTTGGCGCGCTCGCTGCAATTGAGCCCGGCCACTATCGCCCAGCTGATCAACCACGGCCAGTGGCCAAAAAGCCTTGACCGGACTGAGCTGGAGCAGCGCATCCGTGACTGGCTGCTGAGTAACGGCGCCGCCAATGACGCCATTGGCGACGTGTTTGAAGAAATACAGGTGGACCAACCGTGCGCTAACACGGCCGATCCGCAACCCCCAGAAGAGTCCGACCAGGAAAACAACCAGGAGTCAGAACCGATGTTAAAACGCAAACAGACCCTAATGCCAGCCGCTCGCAAAGCCTTTGCTCTGCCGCGCGACCCATTCGACGACCTTACCTGCGCTGATGATATGTACGTGTCCCAGGACATCCGCTATGTCAGGGAGTGCATGTACCAGGTAGCGCGGCATGATGGTTTTCTGGCTGTGGTGGGCGAATCAGGCGCGGGTAAATCCACGCTGCGCCGTGAACTGGTCGCTCGCCTTGAGGCTGAAGACGCACCGGTTGTTGTGATCGAGCCCTATGTGCTGGCCATGGAAGACAATGACCAGAAGGGAAAAACGCTGAAGAGTGCCCACATCGCAGAGTCGATCATGGCGGTGGTCAACCCGACCGAGATGCCGAAGTCATCGCCAGAGGCCCGCTTCCGCCAGATGCACCGCGCGCTGCTGGCAAGCGCGGAATCCGGCATGCGTCACCTGCTCATTATTGAGGAGGCGCACAGCCTGCCAATCCCAACCCTGAAACACCTGAAGCGCCTGCGCGAACTGGAGCGCGGATTCAGCAAGCTGCTGAACATCGTCCTGATCGGCCAGCCCGAGCTGCTCACCAAGAAGCTGCACGAGCGCAACCCCGAGCTGCGGGAGGTGGTGCAGCGCATCCAGGTGGTCGAGCTGGAGCCGGTACCGCTGGCCGAGCTGGAAACCTTCCTGCGCTTCCGCTTTGGCCGGGTGGGCGTGGACCTGGAAAAGGTGATCGACGCCGAAGGCATCCGCGCGATCGGCGAGCGCCTCCAGCACAACGTCGGCAACAAGACGCTGAGCGTGCTGTACCCGCTGGCCATCGGCAACCTGATGATCGCCGCGATGAACCTGGCTGCGGACCTCGGTGAGCAGGTTGTCACCGGCCACATCGTGATGGAGGTGTGAGATGGGTGCGCTGATTCCGTTTATTGAGAAACGTCCAAGCAAGGTTTTTACCGAGCAGGTGAAAGCCTCGCTCGCCCTGGCCAACCAGGTCGGCCGAGAGCTGAAAGCGCACGGCTGCAGCGTAAAGTTCACATGCATAGATGGCGTCCAGCCACTGCTGGTGGTCGAGTGCGAGCAACCGCTACACATGATCCGCGTAGGCCGCAGCGGTATCGCACTGGTACCTACCCCCGGAAATTTCAGCCGCTGCCGCTCGTTCCTGTTGGGCTGTGAGGTCGAGTGGCTAGTTGGCGTACCGCCGGTGGCTGGGCGGATTGGGTGGGTGCATTGATGAGCAACAGCGATCAGATCCGGCAGCTGCAAACCCAAATCGACGAACTCACCGAGCGCCGCGACAGAGACGCGAAGCTGATCCGCGTCCTAAGTAACGGCCAGGCGTACTTCCTACACACCCTGACGGCCCCAGGGCTGGCAGATGTGATTCGGGAGCGGATCGAGCAGATCCGTGTGCACGGGTACTCAGCCAACCACGATGCCGATCACGCGTGTGACGAACTCGCCGCTTTCGCTGCGGTGTATGCGATGCCGGAGGCGTGTCGTGACTGGGATACCCGTTCCAGCGGATACGGAAACAACCTACTGGAGGCCCTGACGCCTGAAGACTGGACGCCGAAGTTTGGGAGCCGGCGCAGTGATCTGGTGAAAGCCGCCGCACTTCTATTGGCCGAGATTGATCGGCTGGACGCTATGGAGAAAGAGCATGACAGCACACATTGAAATCCCGGCCGGCTTCGTCAAAAACGCCGCAGGCCATTTGGTACCCGAGCACCAGGTGCGCGACCAGGACAAGCTGCGCGACAACGTGGCCCGCGATCTTGCCGCCCAGGCCGTGGCCATCAGTGAGTCGATGGCCGCGTTCAAGGCCAAAGCGCTCGCCGATATCGAAGACCTGATCAGTATTTCGCTGGAGCGCTACGGCGTTAAGCTGGGCGGCAAGAAAGGCAACGTGTCGATCACCACTTACGACGGCGAGTTCAAGATCGAGCGCGCGCTGGCCAACCGCCTCAGCTTCACCGAAGAGATCCTTGCGGCCAAGGAGCTGATCTATACCTGCATCCGTAAATGGAGCGCTGGTGCTGATCGCCACCTGATGGCCCTGGTCGACCGCGCGTTCACCGGCCGTAATGGCGAGATCCGCACCAATGACGTGCTCGACCTGATGCGCCTGGAAATCGACGACGAAGACTGGAAGACCGCAATGGACGCCCTGCGGGATTCCATCCAGGTGAATGGCAAAGCGGTCTACATCCGCGTTTACCGCCGCATCGGCGACGACCGCTATGAACAGATCAACCTGAACTTGGCGGGGGCTTGATATGGACCAGGACCGCGCACTGGAGAAGATCAAGAAGTGCCTGGAAATGGCGAAGCGCAAAAACGCCAATGCCAATGAGGCCGAGATCGCACTGCGCCAGGCTCACAAGATGATGGAGGCCTACAACGTCGAGATGGGCGACGTGCTGGCGAGCATGGCCTGTGAAGTGACGATTGAAGCTGGCTCTGAAGGCCAGCCGCCGCCCTGGCGGGTTGAGCTGGCATACGTCTGCGCGCATGCGTTTGGCACCCGGATGATCATCACAATGGTTCGGGCAGACGTATTCAGCTATGTCGGGGGCTTCATTTTCGTCGGCTGTGGGGCCGCTCCAGAGTTAACGGGATACGCCTACCAGGTACTTGAACGTCAGTTGCAGAAAGCTCGCCGCGAGTATCTCGCCCTGCCAAACAACAAGCGCTGCAAGCGCTCGACCAAGGTTTCCCGTGGGGATCAGTTTGCTACAGGCTGGATCAGGGCGGTGTACCACAAGGTCGACGAATTCGCTGGCGTTGATGACAACATCGCTGACGCAATCCAGGCCTACATGGATAAGCATCACCCAGACCTTGGTACCCACAAGATGAAGCGGCGCAAGCAAAAAGGACGCGACGTGGGAGCGGGCGATGCTGGCTATCAGGCAGGCAAGACCGCCCAGTTGCACACGGCAGTTGGCGCGTCGGCTAAGCCTCTGGCTATCGGAGGGCCTAGCGCATGATCAGCCGTGCCAACACCGCCAAGATCCACATCGCCCGTCAGCAACTGAACTTGGACGACACCGCATACCGCGCGCTGCTCGCCCGCGTCGCTGGCGTCCGATCGTCAACGGAGCTGGGGCCGCGGCAAGTCGGCGCTGTACTGCGCGAGTTCGAGCGCCTCGGCTTCAAGCCCAGGCTCAGCAGCAAGGCAAAGGGCAAGCCGCACAACTTCAAGAAACTGGACACCGAGATCACCAAGATCGAGGCGCTGCTGGCCGATATGAAGCTGCCCTGGACATACGCGGATGCGATCGCCAAGCGCATGTTCGGCATCGAGCGCTGTGCCTGGCTGAAGAAGCCCCATCACTACAAGGCGCTGATCGCGGCCCTGCACGTCGAGCAGCAAAAGCAGCACCTCAAGGCCGAGTTGGATGGCCTGCTGGACGAGCTGGGCTACCAGGGTGCAGAGCGGACAGCGGTATTGGAAGACATGCCGCACGGCTGGGAGCGCAAGGTTCCAATGCTGGAAGCAGTGATCACTGCTTTACGTAAGGAACGGCGCGAGAAGGAGTCCTGGGCCGACATCGATAAAGATGTGGGAGATCTTTGATGACGCTCATCGCTACGCTGTACTTCCTTAAGTGGGCTGGTATCACCGGCGTCGGAAGCGCCATTGTGCTCGGCGTACTGGATGGTTTGCGGGACGCGGGGATATGGGGGCGATCCTCATGCAACTGACCTGCCCATGCTGCGGTGAGCAGTTCCCGCTTGAGGCTGGCATGGCCGACGACGAGGGAAAGCGCCTGGCGGCCCTGTTCGCAGGTATGGAGCCAAAGCTCGGAAAAGCAGTACTCCAATACCTGCGGCTCTTCAGCCCGGCCAAGCGATCGCTGCGCACCAGCAAGGCCATTCGCCTGGTCGAGGATCTGTTGGCCCTAGTGACGCCGGGCACCGTCACCCGGGATGCCCGCACCACTGATACACGTCGCGCAACACCAACCCTGTGGGCCATGGGCATCGAGCAGATGCTCAGCGCTCGCGAGAAGCTGACCCTGCCGCTGGATAACCACCATTACTTGCGCGCAGTTGTGTACGGCCTCGCGGGTGATGCCCAGGCAACAGCAGCAGCGGCCGAGGCCGACCGCTCACGGCGGAGCAGCAACGGCCCAGGACGCCCGGCGGACTACTTCGAGAAGCTGGCCCGGATCAATGGTGACGAGGCATTGAAGCTGATCACCCCAGAGCAGGCCGAGAAAATGAGGAGTGAGTTGCAATGAGCAGAAGCCCGCACATGGAGCAGCAGCGCCACGAGCTGCTGTCCGACATCGCAAAACACACCGAGGTGGTGCTCAAGGATCACGGCATCGAGCAGGACGTTGCCGAGCAAGCCGGCACCGCCCTGGCCGACTGGCTGGCCACCCACTGGGGCGGCCAGATGGTCACCATCCCGAAGGACTACTTCTTCAAGTTGGCTGCTCGCGATATGAATATCTACCACCAGTTCAACGGCAACAACCATTCAGAACTGGCACGCCTTCACAAGATGAGCGTTCGCGGAATCTACAAGCTACTGGACCGCGTACATAAAAGAGAGATCGACCGTCGCCAATGCCGCCTGGACCTCGACCCAGATCAGTCGAATTAAAGTAGACTCCAGATCAACTGGTTGAGGGACGTTACCTATGGGCAGATCACTGTCACTTGAAAAGATTCCTAGCGAGATCCGAAACAGCTTTTTGGCACTGTGTGCTGACCAGCCGGGGCTTACCTTGAACGATCATGTGGACTGGTTTTCTGAGCAGGGTTACAAGGTCTCAAGGTCTGCGATCCATCGCTACATTACAGCCCATATCCAACCCGACTCCGAGGCTGAGTCTTGCGGGGAACTGCCAGAGCAATGGAGCATTCGCCTCCAGTGCCTGACCATCGCGGCAAGCTATGCCCAACCCCAGAATAAAGAAGAGTTGCTCGCGGCTGCGGAAGAGCTGCTGGCTTGGGTTAAGGCTTCCAAATAG